TTCTTCCAGTATGATTTTGCATCTTCAAAAGCATCTGCATAGAATTTAGACCAGTAGTTCTTAATGTCAGAATAATTTAACATTGAGTTCTCCTTTGAGTAAAAGTTATTTTCTTCAGTCGTATATACCATGAAAGATATATATGTTGCGTTGCAACAAATTTCAAGACTATTTGATGTTTAAATGTTCTTTAACTGATTCAATAATATATTTGGCAATCTCAAACTTCCATTCTGCGTATAAGCCAAGCACTAGTCCAATAATGAAATATGTCATTACTTTTTATCGCACACAAATTTAATTAAGTCAAAGTCTTTAGTTTTAAGATAATCAATTACTTCTGCAATAGTTTGCTGTCTTATATATTCTTCTTTTATTTCTTGTGATGTAGGTTGTGGCAAAGGCGAATCCCATCTATCTATAATAAATTCACCAGCAGAAGTTAAATCAAAACTAGCATCAGGTGCTAAAGATTTCATTACTGTATTTTCACCCCAAGCAAAACCATTTTCATTAGAATATTTTTTTATTGTTGAACCAATAGATAATTTTCTAACTGTCATAATATAAGTTCTGTTAGGTTTTTATTATTACCAATAGTTCCTTTAATAAATACATTAAAAGCTAAACTTATTCTAGTATTAGTTCCTTGTTTGGTTTCTACCATGTGGGTTAATGAAGATGGGAATAATATTATATCTCCAGTCTTAACTGGGAACCACCAAGTTTCTGAGTTCCATAAATTCCAATCTTTAATCTCAGGTTTAATCGTTTTATATTTATCATTAAAAAATTTAATCTTATCAAATTTATCATCACAGTTTATATAGAATACTCCTGACACTAATGAGTTAGGGTGTGCGTGTTTATGATGATATTGATTTGTTTCGGTATAGTTTAACCAAGATTGAGTAATATAAGGTGTTATTGCATCTGTTGGAGATATAACTTTTTGAAAATAATCTTTAACTCTTAAATCTAAATCTATTTTTAAATCTTTTAATATTTTGTGATTTAAAATATAATTGTCATTAGATGTTGTGTTGCCTTCATTTTTATAAACATCTAATTTAGTCTTATCAATAAATGATAATTCTTGATTTGTAAGTTTTCTGTTTAATTTAGAAAAATAAATAGGTGTTGGAAATATACTATTAATTGTTGCTTCCACTTTCCTTCCTTTCGTTTTAAATTATATTTCTACTATATCCCAAGTCAATGTTGATTCATTCCAAGTATATCTATTATCATCATTTGGCATAGCAACTGGTGCTTCCCATAAACAAGTATCTTCGTTTAATACCCAAGAGTTAAAAGGTTTTTTAGGTATAAAAGCATCTCTATCTTCATCATAAGTATAACCTATTCCTGCATGATTTTTTCTTAAAGGTGTTCCATTATTATTATGAACTCCACCATGAGTGTTGTAAGATGTTTGTTTCCAAATAGCCCAACCAGTTAATTTAGTTAAAAAATCAATACCTATAACTTCTTGTTCAATTCCATTGGCATCTTTTAATACTTCGTTATTAACTGATTGAACTTCAATCACTTTTCCATTTAATCCTATTTTTGCAAAACTAGCCATTATGCTGTGTAACTCCCTGAACCATTAAATTGTAAAATTGTATTACTACCAGATGTTGTAACAGTTGGCGAACCAGTTGTAGTTGATGAATAACTAGCAGTTGGCATACTTAATATAACAACTCCTTTTCCACCAGCAGCACCATTTAAACTTGGTCCATCTCTATCAGAACCTCCTCCTCCTCCTCCAGTATTAGCAGTTCCAGCAGTTCCATCTCCAGCAGAACCAGCTCCACCACCACCTGATCCTCCTGCACCTCCTGATGTATCACCACCACCACCACCTCCACCTGCTCTTGTAACAGATGAACCAGTTATTGAAGAAGCTGTACCAGCACCTCCTACACCACCATTACCACCTGAACCATTACCTCCAACAGCACCTGCTCCTCCACCACCTCCTCCATGTTGGTCGTCACCAATATTATTTCCACCATTATTTCCCTGACTAGGAGATGTACTTGGGGTGTTTCCAGCATAACCAGTATTATTAACAATACTACCTCCACCACCAGAACCTCCAGCAGTTCCTGCTACATTAGGAGAGTGAGTTGCACCTCCTCCACCACCTGCTGATGTTATTGTTGTTAAACCTGAACCTGATATTGAAGAATCAGAACCATTTGTTCCTCTATTTGGTAATGACCCACCTGCTCCACCATCACCGACTGTTACTGTAATTACTGTTCCTTGCCCAACTGTTTGAGTTGAAGTTCTATATCCTCCAGCACCACCACCTCCTGCATCATATCTTGAACCACCACCTCCACCACCAGCGATTACTAAAAAATCTATTGAATAAGTTATTGGTGATAAAGCATCTGTTCCTTCATTAATTCCTGAGGTTGCTAACCAACCTTGTGTTGAATCTATATAAACTAATAATACTCCTTCTCTTTCACCAGTTAATTGTAAACTAGCTGTTGCACCTTCTATTTTATTTCCATTAGGAGAAATAGTTAAATTATTTGTATCAAAAGTTCCTGCGTAATCTACTAGTGCTACTTGTTGTCCAGCAGTTGGTGTTGCAGGTAATGTTACTGTAAATCCTGCCGAAGTAGTGTTACAAAAATATCCTTCTCCAGCAGTTGCTGTAAAACCAGAAGTTTTAACTGAAGATTGCCAAGCAATACCAGAAGCAGGAGTTATGAATGAAAGCACACCAGAACCATTTGTACTTAATACTTGTCCATTAGTTCCATCAGTTGCAGGTAAAGTAAAAGTTAAATCAGCACTAACACTAGCTGGTGCTTTTAATCCGATATAATTTGTTCCATTTGCAGTCGTCTCACGAAAGCGAACTTCTTTTTGATTGTCTATAATTAAATTTACTGTTGATGTAGAAGCTGTATCTGAAAGTGTTAATACTGTGCCAGTTGCAGTTGTTGATAGACCAGTAATTGATATTGTTGAATCTAACCAGTTTACTGTGTTAGCTGAATGGTCAATAGTTGCTAAAGAAATGTCATCAGCACCATCATAATATTTTAGTGTAGGAGTTGTTGCCGAAGTTGTGTCTAACCAGATTTGTCCTGCGACAGCACCAGTTGGTCTTGATGTTCCTGAATGAGTTGTTTGAATTGCTGATAGTGCGTTGTTCAGATCGCTTCTAAAAGCTGGGAAACCTTGGTTAGCTATGTTTAAATCGTGTTGTGCCATAATCTATCTAATATATTAATCAATAACCTTTTGCAAGGTAGTCAAATGTTTTACTTACACCAGCTCCACTACTGTTTTTAAAAGCTACATCAAAACCATTTATAGTTTTGTTTGTCAGTAAATAAAAATCTCCAGTAGCTAATCCTTGTGCAGTAATACCAACAGCATAGTTAGCAGAATAAAATGGATTTGTAAATAAGACTGTATAGGTACTTGTGCCTGAAACAATATCATTTCCACTAAATATTCTATCTGGCATATCAACAGAAACTGATAAAGCACTAATAACTGGAGTAGATGCTAAATCAAATGAACGAAGTGAAACTCTAAATTTATAATATCTAGCTGTATAATCGCCAACAACAAAGTTTCTAAATGAAGTATAAGTTACATTGTCATTAGATAAAGCAATCTCAATATGTGCATTACAATTTGCAGGAGTATCTCCATCAAAGTTAGAAGCACCATCATCAAAATCTCCAGTTCTTGAATCAAACAAGTCATCTAAGTTATCTGAAGTTTGTGTAATAGAAGCAGTTACTCTTGAAGTATAAACAGCACCAATATCTATTGGGTTTGCAAATATATAAGTTCCTTCTGAATATAAATCATAAGTTCCAACACCTGAATCAAATAAAGAAGTTGCAGAATCAAAGTTTCCAGTCGCAGAATCAAATAGTTCTGATGAGTCTAATCTTAATGTTCCATCAACAACAACTGTTTGATTTTTAGTTCCTGAAAATGTAGGTGATTCAGTTTGTGTAGCAATAGCATTAAAGTTTCCAACTGTTGAAATATTAGTAGCTATAACAGCTTCATTAGATGAGAAGTTACCATTTTTATCTACTGCTTTTATTAAATAAGAACCTACTCTTGCTGGAACTGTAACTGAAGTAGCTGGTCTTGCAACTTTTTCAACTAAAGAAACTGAGTTAGCCCAAGATGCACCACTTGTTAATGTTGAATATCTAATTGCATAATAAGCTAAATCTAAATCAGGTATTTGTGTCCAAGATAAATGAGCATCACTTCCAATAATATTACAAGAAAAATCTTCAACATCTGCTGGTGGTGCAATTCCACCTACAATAGTTCTTGTTGCAGAAGTATAAGTTGATTGTACTCCTAATGTGTTAAACGCTTTTACTCGCACATTGTAAGTTAATCCATCTACGACATTTAATATTCTATGAAATAAACCTTTTCCTTGACCAGCTATAATATAATCTGTCGCTGTACTTAATTTATATTCTACTTGGTAATAATCTACGAATGAATCTGGTGATGCACCAATAGTCACATCTAAAGCAGTTATAACAACTCCATCTGAGTATTCAATTAATTGGTCATCAAGAGTTACTGAAGCTGGTGCAGAAACATTATTAGGATTAGGAAGTGTAGTATCAGCAATAGTTGGTGCTTCTGCTTTTTCTGTCCAAGTGTAAAAGTTATCTTGATGCTCTATAAGTTTTAAAGAAACTGTTGAATCTGTATTTATACTTAATCCATAAACCCTAAATGGTTTAGCACTAAATCCACCAGTAGAATAAGTTAAATCAACAATATCACCTATTGTTAAATTTAATGCTTCTGAAGTCACCATAACTTCAACAGCTAAAGCGTTTCTTGATCTTCTTAATATAATTTCACAAAGTTCTTCAGCTTGGTATGGATTAGTAATTCCCTGAAATGTAAAATTACCTTCTAATTGTGTTCCATTATCTTCAGCTAATAAAGTTGCATATTGATCTCCTACTGGCAAACCTGAATCATCTGCTGGTGGAAATGAAACTGTATCTTCTTGCCACTCTTTGTCAGGATTAACGAATGTACCTATAACACGATTGTATTTAGTATTTTTCTTTTCACCAAAAATTTTAATACCACCTATAATATTATCAGCATTTAAACTTAATTGAGATGAGCCAGTATTTTCAATAATTAAAAAATATTTACCTTGCGTATAAGTAAATATTGCTCTCATTGGATTTAATAATTCTCTTACATTATCTATAACTTTTTGTTCTGTATCTATAACTAGGTTTGTTTCAAATAAATCAATGTCTGATGGTGCTGAAGTATAAGGAGTGACTTGTGTATCGCAAATGTTTGCACTTGTTTTAAAAGAATCATAATTAGTTTCAAAAGCTGTATTCGGCAAACCTTTTCCATATCTAGCGTTTCTTAAATAATCCAAAAGACATAAAGCAGAATTAGCAGAATATGTCCAAGTAGAAGCTGTATCTTGTCTATGAGAACCTGATCCACCTTTAGTAGAGTCTAGTCTTGGATCATAAATTTTTTTGCCTTTTAAAACTACTTTAACTTCTGGTAATGAACTAAATGCGTCTTGGTTCCAAGTAAATTTAAATGCAAGATAAGCAACACCAGATAATTTGTGATTGCTTCCCCAATTTGTGCTTTCATCTAATAATGATGAAACTGGTTGATTATCTAATCCATAAAACGCCTGAACTGATATTAAACTTCCATCTTTATAAAAATTAGTATCTGAACTATTAACTGTTCGTACTGTTCCATCGGTTAATGCACCTGACCAAACTACAAGTTTATCATTAACATAAATTTCATCTACTGATTCAATACCATTGCCACCACCCTCACAAAGAACTCCTGCCATATAAAGATATTGATTATCTGTTCCTGAAGATTCAACAAATACTCTGGCTATACCTACTTGCCTTCTTCCATAAACTACTGGAATGGCAGTATTGTTTGATGCTTTATTTACTAAAATACCTTGTGCTGTTTCTTGACCTTGCACATTTCTTTTTGGTGGGTCTGGTTTTAAAACCCAAGAGATTGCTGTTGTGACTACAAGTTGAACTACAAACGCTGTTACTGGATCAAAGCCCATTATGAAACTCCCTCTTAAATTTCATAGATCGTCTATAAATTATTGAGTCATCAGAAATTCTTAACCACTTTAAAGGTTGATTAACTTCTAATAGATTTCTAAAATATTCTTTAGTCCATTTCATTATTTCCCTTAAATTACTTTTTGCTACTGTTTCAATATGCCAAATATTATTTCCTGACTTCCATTCATTAGCTTTTAATTTACCAGTAGTCATAAATCTTTTTTCAACTTCATCAGATAAAAATGCCCAATTAGTAAATCCTACAACATCTCCATTAACTTTATGAATTTGATATTGGTCTAAATTAAATGATGGCATAATTGCATTTATCAAATCTTGGTATTTCATTTTGTCGTATCTAGGGAATTGCCTATAAAGATGTATAATTTTATATAAATCAGTTACGCTTTGCCCCATTTAATATCCTTTGCAGTTTGTGAAGCATAATCAAAACCAACATCAGTAGGAAAGTGTAATGCTTGTGAATTAGTATTAGTTTTTCTTCCTTTAATTTTATCAAAGTCTGCCCAATGTGAAGCAATAGAAATAGATACAGTAGAATTATTATTATCTTCTTCAATGCTTAAATTTTCTATTCTTCCATCAAATAATAAAAATGGATAATTTATTAATGCTTGGTTTTCATCTAGGAACCCTCTATATACCCAAGCTCTTTTGTCCATATAATCATTATTAAGAAATAAAGAGATTATTGTTTGGTCAGCACCACCAAATTTAACTACTAAATTACTTACTGAAACTTCTGAAGATTCTGCTGATTCTGAACTGCCTAAAAATAATGATGAAGCGACATAAGTATTTCCATCAAAAGAAATATCTTTATAATGATCTGTATAATAACTACCAGTACTTACTCCTAAATAAACTAATTCAACTGGATTTAATTTATTGGTAGATAATTCTGAAATTAAAGAAGCATTGAGTGATCTAGGCATTATAACACCTCTATAAGATCAACTTCATATTGGAAATAGTTTTCTGTGCCTACTGCGAACTCTTGAATATCGTTTGTTAATCCTACTGTAAAATCTACATTGTTATAAATTAAAACTGTATTATCAGATAAGTTTGCTCTTAATGGTGGTTCAATAGTTAATGTTCCTGCACCAGAACCATTAGAAGATAAATCTTCTACAACCATATAAACTTTTGTTTGACCAGTAAATCTTACGAAGTCACCAGCTTTTAATACGCCAGTTAAATTATTACCCATACCATCTACTGCGATTGTAGTATCACCAGCAGTATGTGAACCCACTACTGAAATAACTGTATTAGCTGAACCTCTTGTATCTGAAATAGTTTCTGGCACATAAGTAAAAGATTCTAGTTGTGATCTTTGTTTCATAATAAAAGCCATTATCGGTGCAAACTCTGCTCTAGTCATAACTGGAAATTGTAAAACTAATCCAAATCTTTGCCCATCAATTTGTCTTGCTTGTCGTCTGCCAGATACAGTTGTGGAAACGATAGTATTTTGTTTTGAACTTATTGATACTGCTCTAGTTGCTGGAGTTGAAGGAAATGTACCACTCATTATACTAAACTAGGTTTTCCTTTACTATTAAGTGCTTGGTTCATAATATTAACAATAGTTGCTCTATTATCTAATAATAATTCTTTAACACCTTTAACATCAGTTGCAACAATCGTAAAGTTGAAGCTATTCGCTTTAGACTGCAAGTCTTGGTTCGGAACAATAGTACCATCGGAATTTGGTATAAACAGCTCTCTACCACGCTCTCCTACAGTATAAGGCGTACCTGCATTAACAGCACCACCCTCTGCCATAAAGAATGAACCAAAATCAAAGGAACTAAATATAGAACCCAAATCAAATCCACCACCCCCACCACCACCAAATATATTGCCCATACTTCCAACAATATCACCTAGTGAACCACCTATTGAACTGAATATATCTCCAACACTAGAACTTAATGATGATAAAATATCACCTATACTGCTTCCTATATTATTAAATATGTCATTAGTATAAGAACCTATGTTAGTAAATATATCTGATACTGATGTTAAAATAGTATCAAATGAGGTTTTTAATTTAGTCCATAATTCATCAATTATATTTGATAATTGTTTTCTAGCCATTTCTTCTGGACTGGCTACTGTACCTTTTCCTTCTAACTTTGATTGTTTTTCTAATTCTGCTGTTCTTGCCTTATCAATAGCTAATCTTTTTAATCCTAATAAAACTGCTATTTCATCTAAAGCTAATAAAGCAATTTTAGCTAATTGTTCTTCTATTAAACCTGCAATAATTTTTACTAATAAATTTCTAGCTATATCTGCAAATGATGCTTGTAAAGATTTACCAAGAACTATTGATTCAGCGATTGCTTTTGAAACATCTTTTATTCCACTAACCATTCCTTGTGCAATTACAGAATAAATTTCTTTAAATTGAGCTTTTAAATCAAAAGCGGCAACTTGTAATGCTTGAACTGTTTTTTGTGTAGCAGATAATTCTACTGGTGTTCTTGTTTCTTGCTCTAATACTGCTGTAGTTTTTGGTGGTATAACTTCAAGCTGTATTGGTTTTCCAAAAATGAACTCTTTTAATTCTTTATATTTTTTTCTAACATCATCTAAAAATCCTGCCATTTTTTCAAACGCTTTATTTAAATATTTATTAATATTATCTGCGACTGCTTTAATGGGAATAAATAAATCAGATATAATTTCTGAAAATAAACGAATTAATGGATTAATAGTTTCTAATGCTAAAATAAAACCTTGTAATATATTTCTAACAAATAAAGTTATAATATCTATAATCGGTTGTAATGCTTTTAATAATTCTGTTAATTGATCTACAAAACCAGTTAATTCTTTTTGGTCACCAATTTGAAATAAACCTGCTTGGAAAGTTTCAAATAATCTTTTAAAAGATACATTTAGATCATCAACTGGTTTAACAGAATTGTTTGCTCTTTTTTCTAATCCTATTAATAAGTTATCTAATATTAATTGTGAACCTTCGGCAGTATTAGATAATCTTACTAATGCTTTTTCATCTAATCCTAATTCTTCTCGTAATATTTGAAATGCTGGAATACCATTGGCAACTAATTGATTTAATGATTGTATATTAAAACCACCTTGTGCGCCTCTAGCAAATAATCTAGTTAAATCATTTAAAGCATCTACTTTGTTAGTTGCATTACCAGCAGTTTGTGTGAATATTTTTAAAAGTCTATCAGTGGGTGCTACGCCATTTTGGCTTAATGTTAAAAATGTTCTACCTAATTCTTGAATACTAAATTGTGTTTTACTTGCAAACTGTGCTAAGGCATTAAAAGTTTCAGTTCCTTTTTCTACAGAACCAACAGCATTTATAATGTTTCCTCTTAGTTCTTGAAATGTTTTTGTGACATCTATGATTTGTTTGCCTAATGATACTAGACCAACAGTAGCAAATCCTAATACTGCATTTTTAAGTGTGAAAAAACTTTGTTGTGTATTATCGGTTTCTTTACTTACGCCTTTTAAACTATTCTTAACATCATTAAGTGCTTTTGTGGCATTATCTATTGCGGAGATTGTTATTTTTACTTGCTGATCTGCCATAGTTTAGTTTATCTTTTTCTGCCTTCACTTTAAAATACGCTATCCAATAATAAAATTCTTCCTCAGTTAGAGAAAGCATTTCTTCCATACTTTTTTTTAATTCGTGACCAAGAGCAAGTATGGTGTAAAGCTCTTTGTCAAATCTTACTTTTTTTCGGTATCTTCGTAAGAAGCACTATTCAACATTTCTGTTGCGACTCTAGCTATAACATTTGCGTCAGCATTATTCAATAATGTTAGCTTGTCATCTAGCTTAAATATTTTATTTCCTTCAGAGTCTTTTGCTTTTAAAACGATTGCATCTACTAATACTCCTAGATCATCATTCTTAGCACCTTTAAATAGGTTCCTTTTTTCACCAAGTGTAAATGGTGAACAATAAATTACTAAAGGTTTGCCTTCCTCGCCCCATTCAGCTACCTCAATCTTTTTAATTCCTAAAGATTCAAACTGTGCCTTCACTCTATCTATTACTGCCATATATCTTCCTTTTCTAATTAATTATTAATTTGCTGTTCCAATAGTTACTGCACCAGTACCTTGGAAAGTAATTTCTGCTTCAACCATTCCATCAAAAGATGCACTTACATTATATCCAGTTACGATTGCATCAACAGCATAAAATTTGTCGCCAGCAGAATTACCTTCTGGGAATAAATTCAATGTGATTGATGAACCAACTGTGCATAATAATTGACCAGCATCAGCTTCGTCAAAAAATACACTTGCTGAACCTGAACTAGCTTTTAAACCAGCTTTATAAGTTCTTACAGAATCACCCATTGAAGTATCTTCAATAGTATCTGATGTTTGTTCAAGCGTATAACTTCTTAATTCACCTAAAACAGTAGAACCAATTTTAATTGTTCCTTCTGAACCAGTATGAGTTGCCATTTTGTTCTCCTTGTTTGTTTATATTAAGGTGTGCCAGATGTGTATTGGTACATAACTCGCACCACCATTCTGATACCACCTATTGGAAATAAAACTCCCTCATCAGTAGATACTTCTACTATTTGAGTTTGTTTAGCATATCCACCTCGTGTTCTATCAGAATCTAGTCTAGTTTCAATCGTAGAAATTAATTCATTTCTTTTTGTGTCAATATTTGTTGGTGTTCCTTTGACAAAACCAATAATTACATAATCAACAGTTGCTTGTCTTGTAATTGTGCTTGATGTCATTGTTTCATCTGATCTTATTTCATTACCAGTTTGAATAAAACAAGCTGGATATTGTTGTTCAGATAATTCATCAACATTAAATGGTTCTCTAGTAATCTTTTTAATTGTGATTGGTGATGTGCCAGTAGAAATTGTGGTTATTATATTACTAGCTATATTTTCTCTTTTACTCATAATTTACTTAATTTGTTATATTCTTCCATAAATTTGTTTTTTAGTAATGGTGCTTCAGCATCACCTATTGCAAAGAATTTCCTTTTTCTTTGATTGCCCATAGCTTTTAATCCTTCTCTAATTGATGAGAAATAAACTTGTGCATAGCTAGGAGTAGATTTTTGTGTCATATTAGATAACATTTTACCAGAAAAGAATAAATCTGGTTTTAATGGTAATTGTTTTTCTTGTCTAATTTTTCTATATTCAGGAGTATATTTAGCAAAATCCATACCACTAAAATCTTTTCCTTTTGCTGTTCTTCGTTTAATTAAAAACATTAAAAATTCAGCAGTTCTGCCTAAAGATTTTTTAACTATTAATGGTTGTTCTCTTACTTGTTTTTCAAAGTTATTTACGACTTGAAGAATATTACTTTCAATAGTAATCATCTTATAAGTTTAAGTCTATGATAAGGTGCTTTTTCTGCATCAGCAATCGTATTAGAATCATCAGCATCATATTCAACACCATCTCTTAAAATAGACTCCATTTCATCTGAATACATTTGTTGATAATGTTTCATCATAACTTGAAATCTATCAGGATTATCATTTGAATTAAATTTAGTAAGTTGTGGACACGCATAATAACCTATTACTCTATAAACACTTGCTCTTTTAAATTGTGCATCTGTTAATAGTGTTGCGTCCATTTCAGTTGTATTTAATATTGCTATATCTCTATAAACTTCCTTAGAATAAACTGGAAACCATTTAATTCTTAATTCTCTCTCAATATCTGCTCTTGCTTGTGCGTGGTAATCATTTGGAGAAGTAAAGTTAGCTATTCCAAAAGTTAAAATATCTGGTTGGTAAAATGTTAAATCTGTATCAGTAGAGAAATTAGCCATAGTTAGTCCTTTATAATATATTTTCTTCTTAATGTTCTAGGAGAAATAGATGCAAATATTTCTGCTTCTGTTCTCTCTAGGTCTTTATCAAATCCATAATGTGTAGTTGATGTGTGTTTAAACCTATCTACTAACACATAACGATAAACATAATCCTTATTCTTAAAATGAAGAATTGTTTTTGGATTGTCTATCTGTTTCATAATTAAATGGTGGGGCTTTTACACCCCACCGATTATCTTAATTAGATAGTAGTATCAGTTATTACTGCACAACCATAAGATTCTTTAACTGCACCTTTACCATAAGTGATAGAAGCTACAATTTCAGTTGCTCTTAGAGAAGCATCTCTTTGAGTTTCAACTTTGAAATCTTCTTTAAGTGCTAAACCTAATGAAGCTGGGTGAAATACTGCACCATAAGCATCATCATTAGCATCTGGAGTAATATTTGCGTTTTCAAATATTTGAACACCAGCTACAGTTCCAATGAAACCATCTCTTAATGCTTGGTTTCCAATGTCAGAAAGTGCATTAGCTGAAGTGTTATAACCAGCTTGAGTTAATGTTTTCTTTAAATTGTAAACTGCTCTTGGGTGGAATACTCCATAAAGTGGAGCTGGAACATTTAACATTCTTAATTTAGCAACTGCTTTAAAAATTAAGTCTGCGTCAAGTTCTGCCGCCGCCGCACCTACTTCGTTTGTTGTAAATGATACAAACAATCCAGCTAAATCAGTATCAACTTTTTTAGCGATTGCGTTACCAAATAATACACCAATGTCAGCACCAACATTTCTAGATGCAGAATCTCTGCCTAGGTCTGTAAGTGTAGTCATCACGCCAACTTCCGATGCTGTGATAGTAGCTTCAGTTGGGTTAATTGCTGTATTAGTTAAATCAGTAGCTTCATTAACAGCAGAAGCAGATACAGTAGGATATACTGGTACTGATATTGTTTTTCCTGATCCAGTAATTGGATAAGTTGTTACAAGAGGTCTCATTACAGATGTTTCTTGAAATGTAAAGATTGCTTCTTGTGTTATATTTTCAAATAGCTCGTCCAGCGTACTTGAAGTTGTTTCGTTTGCCATAGTTTTTAGTTTTGTTTAGTTGTTAGTTTCATTTTAAATAAACCTTGATCTCTTTGTTTCCTCATTTCAGCATATAATTTTCTGTCATTCGGATTATTCAAATCAAGATCACTCATTTTTATAGGTTTGGGTGCTAAACCACCAATCTTACTTTGTGAACCTACTCCACTTTGAGTAGCCATCACATGATGAGGATTGTTTTTTAAATATTCGCTAACCAATTCATTTACTGACATTGGTTCGCCTTTATCTGAATATCTAGGAGTTCCATCTTCGTTGATAACTTCAACAGAACCTTGTTCATTTAGTCTAACATTATTTCTTAGTAGTTGTTTAACTTCTGCTGGTTTAACAGCTTTCATTCCACTAGCTACATTGACTAATGTTTCATCTATACGAATCCTTTTTAATTCAGATTCCAACGATTGAATTTTTGCATCTTTTTTTGATACTGTTTCTTTTAAAACTTTATCAAACTCGCCACGTTGTTTAGCGATCTCAAGTTCCTTTTCTTTTTTCTCTTGAATTAGCTTTTTGGCTTCTTCAATGTCTATTCCATCAAGTTTATTAGATACAGTTTTTTTATAACGATCTAATCTTCTTTGAACTATTTGTTCTAACTGGTCAGCAGTAAAAACTTTGTTCTCTGTTTCTTGATTTTCAGAAACTTCGTTTCCAGCTTTTTCCTGAGGTGCTGTTTTCTCAACCGAGTCTTTTTTAACTTGCTCGTTCATAACTTAACTCCTTCATTATTGTTAAGATTATCAAATATCAATAACTGCGAATAAATGCAAGTTTAAAGAGTAGAATTGCCTTCTTCGTCTACCCAGCTAGGATCTACTGGTTGCCAACTATGCCTACAATTATATCCACCTCTTACAATGAATGGACTTCCTTGATCTCTACCCTGTCCAGTATCATTGTTCCAAATATCTATAATTTGTTGTTCTGTATAAACTTTACCTGCGTGTTTTCTGCAAAAATCTCTAGAATCTTTTATGAGAGAACCATAATATAAATAGCTACTTAAACCTAATTCGTTTGCTCTATATTTGGCGAATTGTCCATCAAAACCCATAATGCTATCAGTTACTAATAAACTTGCATATTTAGCAAAGCTGTCACCAGTAGTAGTTCGCCCATAGACTTGCTTTAGTTCGTCTATAGCAGTCGTTACTTCTGCTCCATCAGGGTTATTCGCTATATACTCAACTAACTGTTGGGCTTTAGCGTTATCAGAATATTGATATATTCCATTTATTTTTTCTCTAATGGTATTAACCATTTCATTAAATGATCTTCCTACTAATGTTGATTGATAAACTTCACCAGCTAAAGTGTTGGTTAATTCATTTCCTAAATTTTGAAAATTAGTAAATGCTATTTTCTTTAATTGTTGAATAGTTACTAAATCAGCTTCGGTTATATTTTTAAATTCTGGTGGAATAGGAAGTTTTCCATAAGTTGCTACTATTGTTGCGGCAATCTTATCATAATCTTTTATTAGAGTATTAACTGGTGTTAAATAAAATTCTTCAATAGCTTGTTGTAATCTAGGTCTAATTTCTATTGCAAGTCTAGTAGAATATAATTCACCAGTTTTAGTAGGAAGTTCAGAAGCAATATTAACAACCTCTTGTTCTAGTCTTTGTAATGTTTTGAATAATAGTTCTTTGTGTTGTGATTCTAAATTATCTATTGTGCGTTCTCTTATCGCTTGTAGTTGTTGTAGAATATCTGCCATGTTTATACAATGTTCACTAAATGTTCCATTAATGTTCTTAGTGTAGAATCTAAAAGTTATTTCACTAATAGCTTTTAAGAAATAATATATATTCTAAATATTAACTAAAAAAAAGGATAATAAAATGATAAATACAGAAAAACAAATACAATGGGAATTATATCAATTACTTTTACATATTGAATACAATCCTGAATATACTGTAAAAGAAATTAAAAAAGATATTGCTGATATTTTAGCTGATGTAAATGGTATTAAAAGATACCAAGTTTTAGATACTGTTAAAGAGGAAGTTAGTAATTTTAATCAAGAATAAAATTATTAAACTGTCGGTAATGTTATTGGTTGTTGTGGAAATTCTCCTAGAGCTTGTGTGTTAGTTTCAATTTCAGCATCTATTATTACTAACTTTTCATCATCATCAATTACAGTTCTAGCAATTTGTTTATCTAGTTCTTTTGTGAAAGTAGATGATTTAATATTACTTGCTTTAGCTTGTTGTAATAATTCTAAATCTGTTGCCCAATCTCTAATATCAAAAGTTTCTGGATATTTAACTTCACCATCAAATATTGTTTCTTGCCATAAAGCATATAATCTCCAAATTTGTTCTTCAGCTAATTCCATTAATTTTGATTTTTGAGATAGTCTAGCATTTAATAATTCAAATTCAGTTCTCAATGCAATACCAGAAGCAACTCTTTCGCTTGTTGCTCTAATAGAACCTACGTGGCTTAATCTATTTATTGCATCAACTTTATTTGATATTGATTTTAATACACCATCTAAATTACTTCCACTTGGTTGTAAGATATAAGGTTTTAAGTTAGCATCAATGTTATCAGGAATTTCAATTATAGAACCTGCACCAGCACCAGCATCAGTATCTCTTGTTTTAACTAATGATGGGTGATTTGATAATCTAATAATCTGTTCTATTTCAGATAGTTCGTTATAAATTGCTTTTTGTAAATCAGCGACATCTGTTAAATCAGAAATACCAACTGCTCTCATTGGTGATCTTTGATTGTATAAAATAACTGCTGGTATTTTGCCTATTGGGTTTTCTAATGTTTGAGTTAATTTAGGTTCTTCTCTACTGTTTGTTGATAAGAAAACACAATCAACTCTGTCCTCATACCAAATTTTATAATACTCACCATTTTGATCTATTGATTCTCTGATTTTTAAATATTCTAAATAATAATAACCAGATTCATTTCTTCTGTAATTCCAATCAATAACATTTTCAGGAGTATAAATATTTAGATATGGTCTTATTCCTTGATTTAATTCTTCTGCTCTTGTCATTACATTTGTTGATGGTTTATCTAGTAATAACCAAGTATGTCCATAGATACTTGCATAAGTTTGTGCTTCACGCATTAAACTATTAAATGATCTTCCTTCTAAATCAGCATCTTGTAAAAAATATTGAACTGTTGCATCTTGTTCTAACGCACCTAATTCTCTAGTAGGTAATACTCTAAATAGAAATGATGAATAAATATCTATTACATTACGACAATGATTGTCTAATGGTGTGTAAGATAATCTTTTAAAATATTCTGATTCTAATTCTAATTGATATGCTTGTAAAAACTTACCATCTTGAAACTCTTTGCCACCTAAATAACTTCTTATAAAGTATTCCCATCTAGGCATCATACCTTTATAAAATTGATGTTGCTGTTCTATGTCTTGTCTTGTGTATGCCATTATGAAAATCTCTTAGGTGTTGATTTAGGTAAATTTGAAGTAATTGGAAATAAATAATCTATTGCGTAACCAAGTGCATCAGTCATATGATCGTAACCATTATTTTTTTCTGGTTGATTTGTGCCTTCTTTATAGACTTGTTTCATTAAACTATTTATTAGTGTTTTACAAGAATGATCTATAAATATAGATCGCTTTCCGTCAAAACTTTTTAATTTTGAATTAACAGCGTTAATCCTATCCCTTATTAAAGGGTGACTAGACTTACATTTAACATTAAGCCCAGCATTTTGCAATATAGTTAAGTCAGTTCTTCCACCTGCTGATGTTTTGCGTTGCCTACTAGCTGGGTCTGGATATATAACTATCTTTTGTTTTGGGTACCTACTAAACAATTCATCAATAAATTCATCAGTATTTGAACTGTAAATAACTATTTCATCAAATACTTCTACAATATTATTTTTAATATGAAATAAACAAGCACTCATTGGGTCAATGTTAAAGTCCATACCCAAATGAATAACAGCATCTTTATCATATTTACATTCTTTAATATTTTCTTCTCTACTAAAGTTATAATAAACAACACCAGCATAAGTTTCAAATGATGCTAGATATTCTTGTCTAAATGTCCTTTCATCTAAATCTTTTTTAGCTTGTTCAATTTCAGCTTGTTCTACTTGCCCACCCTCTAGTGTTGTGTACTTGAAAGACTTCCATTCTTTATCATCACCCAATCCTCTTTGGTAAATGTTATATGACCAGCTACCAAATCCTCTTGGTGTTCCAGTAAATAATACAGAACCATTTGCGTGTTTATCAGATATTGTTGGTCTTAATACTTCAGTCCACGCTTCTTCTGGTATATCTGCAAACTCATCAAGAACTAAAAAGTTTAATCCTACTCCTCTTAAATTATCTGGAGATTTATCAGCACCTTTTAAACTTATTTGACAACCATTTTTAAGTATTAATGTTAAGTCAGATTCATTAGTATATTTTACCCATCTACAATCAGTAACCTTTTTCTTTAATGGCTTCCACATTATTTCTTTACTCATTCTGTAGGTTGGGCTTACATAGAATATCTTTCCATTTTTATTTCGTGAGGCAAATCTTAATAACTCATACATAGCTAAATGAGTCTTACCAAATCTTCTGCCAGTAATTAAAACTCTGAATCTATTCGGACAAGTGAATACAGCTTTTTGTGCCTCGCTAAATGACATTTAATTATTTGATCTTAAATGTTTCTCTAAATCATCTTCTAGTTTTTTTATGATTAAATTAAGTTTTTGAATTTCTTCTTTATAAAAATCATTCTGTTTTAATGATTCATAAAGTCTTACTTCCAAGTCGTGAGTACCACGCATTTTTTTATCAATCATATTCGTTGGTTTTTTTCTTCCACACATTTGAACATTAAATCCTTATATATAATACCTTGTTCGTTTAAAGTTTCTACAATTAAATCTCTTTGTTTATAACCAAAATTATAACAATCTTCTAATGTCTTAAATGTTCTATTATCTTCCATCTTTAAAAATATGGGTCTATATTCATAGCCATTAGAAATAAACAGTAGGAATATAACAAAATATTCCACTACTTTTTCTTATTCTGATACGCCTTCAAATATCTTCTACCTAAAGCTACTGCTTCAGATTTACTTTTTCCTCTATAACCCCATGCCTCTAGTGATAGTTTTAATCTAGTTTTTCTACCCTTATTATCAAACAATCTTCCTTGTGAACTACCCATTCTAACTAGAAATGAACCTTTGCGTCTATATTCAGATAAAGTATCTGGTCTATTTCTTACTGGTGGTCTTAAATTGCTACCAGTTGCTCTATTAATTTTTGCTCTACCTGAAGCTGATAATCCACCTTTTGGATTTTTATCTGATTTAGTTAATCTATATCTTCTCATATTTTTTTAAGTTTAAACTTACTGGTGCTTGTTTTTTTACTTTTAAATTATGTCTTTTCATTAATAACTTAACAACACAATCATTACACGCTTTAATTCTTTGTTCTAGTTTATTAACTATAGTTGTTCTGCAAAAGATACATTTCATAAAATATCATCAATAGGTAATGGGCTATAATCATCACCAACATTCTGATCATTTTGACCTAATATTTGTTTTCCTAGCCAAATTAACATAGTTGTATTACCTTTCATGGCTACTTCAAATTGCTTCCTTCTTAGCTTTATTTTACCACTAGCCTTCCCTTTTGCTATTTCTGGTGAATAATTATTTGTAAGGGTATGTCTATCGCACTTAAAGAAACTTGCCATTTCCTCTAAAGTACAATGATAACTTGCTAATGCAGTAACCTGCTCTTTGTCTAAAACTATTGCTGGTCGCCCAGCTTTTTTCTTTTCTTCATTTTCCATAATTAACCGATAATGTAATCGTAAATATGGCTATTATTACTTTTTAAGTGATTTGTAAAGAAACTCTAATAGATTCTGATTTTGATATAGTATATGGCAAATTCCATTAGCTAGTGAATTACAAGTTATTTCCTCAGCTTTAGCTGATAAATCTATTTTGTATTCATCGTGAATTAAATGAAATATCTCGTGAAATAAAGTATTGCTCATTTCAATATTGTTTAATGATTTATCTATAGTCATTATGTTTTTGTCTGAGTCAAATTCACCAAATATTTTTTTCTTAGATGCTATTTCCTTGTCAATGTAGTCTAACTTAATTAGTCTGCTTCCAAAGACTATCTCGTTAGGTAAACTCATTTTCTTTTAAGTTTTTTAGCTATATAAAGGTTTTTAACAAGACTAGTTTTTTTACCAAATTTTTGACCAGCAGATCTTCTTGCTGTTTTATATTTCTTTGATTTTGTATTAAATGGTTTTGGTTTACCATACTTAGCAGGTCTTTTTCTTTCCCATACAGGTTTTTTCATTTTTTCTTTTTTGGTTTTTTAGGTTTATAAACTCTATAACTGCCTTTAGCTTTTTGTGGTGTTATGAGAACACTTACTGATGTTGATGTAGTTTCATTTGCCATTTTTTAATCTTTTATTTCTTTGTTTATTAATATGATTCCAAATTAACCTATCTAATAAACTATTAATTTTAATTAATAATTTAATCATATTTTACCTTTGTATTTAATTAGTATCTGCTTAACATGATTTGCATATTCTTTACTAGTGCTAAAATTATCTAAAGTATCTGCTAAAATCATTGGGTCTTTCGTTCTATTTCTCACAATTCTAAATTCTTGATAATGATGATTAGTATTTAATAGATTAATGTAGAATTTAACTGATTGGCATTTAGTTTTAAATGTTTTAACTCTCCAATTTATTGATGGTTCTTGTTTAAGTGGCAACATACCATTCTTAGACCATACTTTTATGCCAAATAAGTTTCCACCTTCTATTGCAAATCTTGATGTACCAAAATTAGATTCTACGATTGCTTGTGCTATAATTAATGATGATGGTATTTGTT